CGACAGTTAAAGAGTTAGACTCCGGGATATAGACCCTTCCCCTGTCTAGTCATGGCCATTCTTCGCGGCGAAGAAGGTTCTGTTCAGTTCGATGCCGCCGGCGCTACCAACGCAACCATCGTTGGCACCCGGAGCTGGACGCTGAACATTACCAAAGACACTTTGGACGTCACCGACCACGGCGACACCTTCCGCTCCTTTGTTGGCAGCCTGGTTTCGGGCTCTGGCACTGTCGAGCTGGTTTACGACCCCGATGCCACCGGCCAATCCGGTTTCATCGAGGACATCGTGACTACCGGCGACACCGCCGACGCCACCTTCGAGCTGTTCACGACCGGCAGCACCAGCGGCACCGATTCCATCAGCTTTGCTGGAATCATCACCAGCATGGACATCGCCTCCACCGTGGGCGATCTGGTGGTTGCCACCTGCAACTTTGTGACAAGCGGCACAATCACCAGCAACCTTGAGTGAGGTTGATTGGAGGCTGAAGTCATGGGAACTCGTATCTGCCCCGGCGGATGTATCCACCTAGAGGTGGAGGCCGATACCCGCATGACCTCAGCCACCTTCACGTTCATGACTCCCACAGACCCAGTGGACTTTGGAGCGTTAATGACGCGCCTAGCTGCTGGTATTGAGGTGATGATTGAAGTGGAGGACGACGATGATTGAACGTCGCGGCGAAAAATTTGCTGGGTATAACAAGCCCAAGCGCACCCCGAACCACCCGACAAAATCCCATGCCGTATTGGCCAAGGAAGGGGACAAAGTGCGGTTAATCCGCTTCGGGCAACAGGGAGTCAGTGGCTCACCGGCGCGTAAGGGCGAGAGCAAATCCAGCAAAGCTCGTCGCGAATCGTTCAAGGCTCGTCACGCGAAGAACATCGCAAAAGGCAAGATGTCAGCCGCTTATTGGGCGGATCGCACAAAGTGGTGACCAAATGACCTACTCCGTCCCCGGCCGAATCCGCACCCACCTCGTCAGCTCCACCTACATGGGCGGGAGCGACAACCCCTTCACCCGCACCCAAGCGGTGATGGACCAGATGAAGGGCTGGGAGATCATGAAAGCCGTAACCAACGGCACGGAGTATCTCCGCGAAAAAAGCGAAGCCTTCCTCCCCCTGGAACCCCGCGAGGATTATTCGGCATATCTGGCCCGCGTCAACCGCGCCGTCTTCTCCCCCTACACCCAACGACTGGTGCGTGCCGCTGCAGGTTTAATCCTGCGCAAGCCGATCACGCTGACTGGCGACCCGTACTGGACCGAAATTTTCTCCAAAGACGTTGACGGGTGTGGCTCTGATCTAGACGAGTTTGCCCGCCGCGCCTTGACCTGTGCGCTGACCTACGGCCACAGCCACACGCTGGTTGATTTCCCTGCTCCCACCGGAGCCCGCAGCCTTGCGGAAGAGCGTGCCCTAAACCGCCGCCCGTACTGGATCGAGATCGATCCCACCAACATCTACGGCTGGCGTTTGGACCGCGAGGTCAACTACGGCAAGCTGATCCAAGTCCGCATCGCGGAAAAAGCCGTTGTCCCCGACGGCGAGTTCGGCGAAAAGCTGTTTGAGCAAGTCCGCGTCATCGAACCGGGCCGGTATCGCATCTTCCGCCAGAGCGAAACCAAGAAAGAAACTGCCGGCGGCTTCCCCTATCCCAACTCCTTCGACGCCACCACCAGCACCTCCGACTACGAGCTAGTTGAGTCGGGCGACTACAGCCTGGGCGAAATCCCCCTGGTCACGCTGTACTCAAACAAAACAGACACGATGGTCAGCAAGCCCCCGCTGCTGGACATCGCATATCTGAATCTGGCCCACTTCCAGCGCCAAGCCGACCTCATCCACAGCCTCCACATCGCATCCCAGCCAATGCTCGTCCTTGAGGGCTGGGACGACCAAACCAAGGACATGGCCGTCAGCGTGAACTACGCAATGGCCACCCAACCGGGCAACAAGGTCTATTACGTCGAGCCTGCATCTAGCGCGTTTGAAGCCCAAAGCGCCGAGATCAAAGAATTGCAGCAGCAAATGGCAACTTTGGGCATCAGCACGCTTAGCCAGCAGAAGTTTGTTGCTGAATCTGCCGACGCCCGCCGCTTGGACCGCGTTGACACCAACTCAATGATGTCGATGGTCTCAATGGACCTCGAACAGAGCCTACAAAAGAGCTTCAACTTGGCCGCCAACTACCTCCAGCTGGAGCCACCCGAAGTCAAGATCAGCCGCGACTTCGACATTGACCGCCTAATCGGCCAAGACATCACAGCGCTCAACGCACTGTTTGCCCAAGGCGTACTGGACCGCGACGAGTTCCGCCAAATCCTGGTCCAAGGCGAGATTCTGCCTGTCGCAACCGAATCCACCGTCGAAAAAGAAGCTGCAGAAGCTCCCGAGCAACCGGTTGAAGCCGAGACCCCCGGCAGCGAAGATCAGATGGAACGCTTTATCCAAGCCTTGCTGCAGTAAACGATGGCGACCCAGCAGAACCTAACGCTGGCGCAAATCACCGCCCTGGTGAAACTTGCCAGGCGCGTCGAGCAATTCAACAACTTGCACTCCGGCGAAGGTCCTCCAAGCGGCCAAGGCACCAACGGCGACTGGTACGTCGATGTCGTTACTAAACGCCTCTACGGCCCCAAGACAGCGGCCGGCTGGCAAGGCCAACCCGTCGCGATTGGTACTCAAGGTCTTGATGGCACTCCCCGTTCCACGGCTCTTAAAACATCTGAAGATGGCGTAAAAGGCGACAAAGGCGACAAAGGCGATACGGGCGACACCGGTCCCCAAGGACCTCAAGGTGAACAAGGTCTAGCCGGAGCCGACGGCGCCACTGGCGCAACAGGTGCCACCGGACCCCAAGGCCCGCAAGGCATCCAAGGCGAACAAGGCCCCCAAGGCGACACCGGCCCAGCCGGTGCAACCGGACCGCAGGGTTCTCAGGGTCCACAAGGTGACACCGGCCTGACTGGCGCTACCGGCGCTCAAGGTCCCCAAGGCGAAACTGGCCCTCAAGGCGCCCAAGGACCTCAGGGTGACACAGGTCTAACGGGTGCAACTGGCGCCACTGGTCCTCAAGGACCCCAAGGTCCCGCCGGTTCCGACGCCTTTGTTGACGTCGGCACGACTGCCGAACGCCCAGTGTCACCTACCACCGGATCTATTCGATACAACACCACCGAAAACCGTTTCGAGGGGTATAACGGCAGCGCTTGGCTAAACCTTTCGCCTGCAAACATCGACGAGCTTGGAGCAACTGTCTAACTCGTTCTTCTGTTGTAAACTAAAACCGCATTTCTATCTTTGTCATGGATAAGCACCTTGACAAGGTTCTCCAGCCCGACGGTTCATACAAGTGGGAACTTGTAGAGCTTCGTGCTGAGAACTTGTACGAGAAAGACAAGCCGGCCCCTGCCCCCCGCAAGCGCCGCACCAAGGCTGAAGAAGAGCCTGTCATCGAGCCCACTGAAACCACCGAAACTGAATCCTGAATATGGAAGAGCAAGTCATCCAGGAGACACCAGTGGTGACTCCTGACCAGCCTGTGGCTGGAGCCGACACCGCTCCTCAAGTTGACCAATCCACTCAGCTTCGCGCTGAGTATGAGGGTCAACTTGTTGCTTTTAAGGCTCAAGCTGCTGAGGCCGAGGAGAAGTTCCAAGGCATTAAGTCCAAGCTTGATGAGGTCTACAAAAAGCAGGACGACCAGCGCAAGCAAACGCTGGAAGACCAAGGGCAGTGGAAGGACCTCTGGGAAGAGGCCAACAAAACTGCCCAAGAAAAAGACCTGCAGATCAACGACCTGCAGCGTCAGTTAGAGGAACTTCGCACCTCTAACGAAACTGCTGCGATGAAAACCAGCGCCATGTCTGCCATCAGCCAGGCTGGCGCTATCAACGCCGAGCAGATGTTGCAGCTCTTGCAAAACAACCTCCGCAAAAACGACGGCGGCAGCGTTGTTGTTTTGAACGGCGGTGTTGAGCAAGACATCAACACCTACCTTTCTAACTTGAAGAATCCGGGCTCAGGTTATGAGCACCACTTCAAGCCAAGCAGTGCAGCTGGAATGGGCGCAAAACCCACTCCCAACAGTGCGATTGCACCTGGAATGGCTAACCCTTGGAAGGAAGGTAGTATTAACCTAACGAGGCAAATGGCCTTGGAAGCCAGCGACCCTGACCTTGCAGCCG